CACTGCTGCTGTTCCAATTGTCGCCACAGCAGTTTGTGCGGCAGTCTTGATTGCTCGAATTCCTGCCGCTTTCAACCATGCTTTGTTCACCATTTTCACCTTCTTTCTTTATACATATAAAAAAGACAGCCTTTTTGACTGTCTTTGATATCAATTTTATTATTTATCCCGCCTATAGTCTGATAGTGGTTATCACATTGCCGATAAACTTTGCTGTCTTTTTCATAATGGAATTTTCTTGTAAATATTCTATTCCATTTGGTGTTATCCTTGTATTACAATGTAACCTGACAAGCGGTTCTGCCCCATCAACCGACACAATAGATACGTTCTCAACCAACCCATCTTTGACCATATTCTCCCATATGTATGACCAATAGCCATATTCTATTGGAAAATCTTTCACTTGTGGTCGCAGATATTCTTCATCCGGTTGTTTTCCATTCCTTATACATCGATATAAATACGATAATATTCTATATACCATCAAAAAATAATCATCTCGTGCCATATAATCTCCTTTCAAAAAAAGCACCCTGCAATTAACCGCAAAGTGCTTTTATAATACTTTTTTTATATCAACGATACTGATTTCTTCCGTGTCAATATCACCGTTCCTCTCTATATCAGCAATAAATGATTTTTCATCTTCAAATATTTCAACTATTGATGCCTTGCTTCCATCTTGCATCAAGACTCTATCGTACTGTTTAATTTTCATTTTGTCGCCTTCTTTCTTGTTACGTAAACACTTGTCAGTCTCTTTTCGCCACCATCATCAATCCAAGCAGTCATCACGTTTGCTTTTTTCCCATTCTCGCCTTTTAATTCCATAACATATTCGTACAACATTCCATGACCTTTGTCGCCTTTTTTTACAAACTTATTTTCATCAATATTGTTTTTTATATTCTCAATAAGTTTGTTATAATTGCTTTTGTTATACCCTAATGCACTCTGAAATGCTTTAGCCTTATCGGGAGATTTTGTAGGGTCAAGTGCATACTTAGTAAACTTTTCCTCAGGAATATTCGCAAACAACTGAAGATTCATTGGTAATATTGTACCACGTTTACCAATTTTTTCAACCGAATTTAGGTATTTGACCTTGAAATCATCAAAATCCTTCTCCTTGTCCAATCCAAAATAGTCAGCACGCTCTCTCAACGTATCAAGTTCGGATTCATCGAGTTCCCATCTTGCCCTCTGCAATAGGCAGCAGCGGCAATTACAATCCTCTGCTGGGTCTCCAAACATCCCCGGTGCTTCAACTGTCATTCCACCGACTTCAAAATCATCATCGACATCTCTGATTTGTCCATCAAGTTCCCGGTGATGATCTCTTGTGTGTCCATCCAGTGTAGCATCCCACTGTTTCAGCACGTCAGCACCAGCAGACTTCGCCGTCCTCATTCCATCCAGTGCAGAAGCCTGTGTGATTCTGTGTCCTTCCGTTCTTGCAATACGCATGGAACGATTCAAACCAATCCTTGCAACATTGTTTAGGTTTCTTGTTACATCCTTATAGGGAAGTGCCTGTGCAACTCCTCTTGACACTTCACTAGTGATTCTTTTCTTCAGGTCTCCAACATCTTTTCCTAACTTTGTGTATAGACCTTTGGAAATCTTTGAATCCGTTTGAACAGCCTTCACCATTGCCTTTTGGTCAATTGGCATTATCAACGGAATCCCCTGACCGTGTAAATCATACATTGCACCAATAAAGCCGGATGAATAGCAGTCCTGCAAATAGTTATGTATCTTTTCATACTGCCCTGAATTTAACAACTCAAGGGATGCTTCAATTTGCTTCTTCAGTCCATTCTGATACCCTACTTGGTATATCTTTGACTGCATTGATTCATCAACCATCAAAACGGCAACCTTTTGATTGATGTCCGTAAGCGCTTCTTTATATATCTTTTTCAAGTCATTGATGATTTTCTTTTCATCCCTCAGTTGTGACTTCAGGACTTCCTTCTGTCTTTGATTCATCGGCACCACCTTCTTCCGGTATTACACCGTTTAATGTCTGTTCTGCACCCATCAAATCATCTTCCTCTGTTGGCAACTTATCCTTGATGGATTCATAATCAATATCAAGCACAGCACAAATATTCTGCACTAGTGTTTCATTGTCAAGCTGTGCAGCAATAGACAGAAGTGTATTAATTCTTGTCTGCTGTTCCTGCGACTTTACAAGGTCAATCTGAGCATTCTCCTGTGCATTGCTCATAATCTCATGGTCAAATTCAAAGTATACGTCACTCAATTTATAACCCGTTCCGTTATTGTCATTGATTTCCTGAATAACAACTTTCAAAATCTTTTTCAAAAACTGTTTTAACCTGATTTCTAACTTGCTGCACTTCAAATCAAGAAGAGAGTACGCCGCTTTGATTGCTATGTTGGTTGTCGCATTTGTATCTTTTAACCCAGCCGTATTCAATCCCATACCAAACCGGTATATATTCTTTTCATCCAATTCAAGTTTTACTTGTCTTGCCTGAAACGGTACATCCACGGTTTTAATGTCAACACCGGCACCGGTATCTGTCGATTCCATGCCGATAATTTTCTTAGTTTTCAAATTCTGCTGCAATTCATCCAATGAATCCCCTTCAAATCCTTTTACTACATGGATTGGAGTGTCAAAATCAATTAAATTGTTTGACAGCGAGGACGCCATCAAATCATAATCGTCTATCAACTCTTTAACGGTTTTCAAACAACTAAACTGTTTCTTGTTGTTATCCAGTCGAAAGAACGGAATGAAACCAAAGTTCTCATAATAGGTATTGTTATCATTCATCTTTTTGTACAGCGTATGAGGCTTTGGATTGAGCTTTTCGGAATCATCCTCTACAATCTTCCCCTCATCTGTCTGCACAAAATAATAGGTTTGGTCCTTATCCCAAACCTGAATCCTTTTGATTTTCTTATGTCCCTTTTCTATCCTGTCAACATACCAGTAAATCACATATTCTGTATTATCGTCTGTATCCTTTGCCCTTACCTCAATAACGCCAATTGAATCCGCACACATAAAGGAAATTCTATTCTCTGCGTTTTTGTACGCATACATATATTCAAATCCTTTCGACATACAGCCGGTCAAAACCTCGGACAACTCCGCAACAAAATCCTCATTCTGGTTAAAATAAGAATCTAATTCAGCTTGTAATTCGGCATTATTGGATTTAACAAATCCATCCTTTCCGGACAACACATACTGTACTGCCTGGTCAACTAACTCTGTAAAGAACGGATGCGGAATCTTCACATTACTTCTTGTTTTATCCTCAACCAACTCGCCATCTGCATTGTAATAAAACAGCCGATAATGCTTTATATCATGGTCTCCGTCATAGTACGCCTGCCCTTTTCTTGCAAACATCTTCTTTTCAGACGTTCTATCTTCGTCAATAAATCTTTGTATTTCTTCGATAGTCAACATATCCTTTTCACCTCCTGCTTTAATACAATGTTCTTTTCTTCTTGCGCCATCTTTCCACGCCATATCTCAATGCAGCCATTGCATCGTCTTGGTATGGAACCGGCTCATCCAGATATTCTCCTGTGCGCTCATCTCGTTTCCATTTCCACTGTTGAAGTTCTTTTATGGTATTTACACACGAAGGATCCACGTGAATCATTCTCTTTATCACCTTATCCTTACGAACAATACCCTTCAGCCAGTCTATCTGTGCCGCTTGATACTTCTTCTCATTTGTTTTTTCTTTTTCTACTGCCTTTGCCCGGTACCCTGCATTCTTCCATGTTTTAATTCTGTCTGGCTCTGCCGAATCACACCACATTTCCCTATCTTTCGGAATATGCGCCTCTTTCGCAAGCGGTATAATCTCCGCTGTTTCCTTTTCAAATACATAAACCTCTTTCAGGATATAAATATCATCATCCTTTATCCCAAGAAGAAGAATTGCATTTGCATGGTTGAATCCAAAGTCTTGTCCAATTGCTATATCATCATAATCCTCCAGTGTCTGCGATAGTTCTTCTACTACCCAGTTATGAAGAATAAGACCGCCAATCTCGCCCCATTCTCCTAATCCGTAAATCTGATAACCATCCGGGTCAACTTCTTTTCGTCTTTTCATTCGTGCCCTATACGCTTCATCAATAAAGCGATTCATAAGATACGTTGAATGATGCGTCATTACATTTTCATCCGGAATATCAAAAAAGACTTTCTTTATCCAATGGCTTCTATTCACTGGATTGAAAGTCAGTCTAATCTGGTAAAACTGCCCTTCGGGAAGTTCTCCACGTAATCGGTCATCTATAATTTCAAAGTCGGCTTGCGTCAATTCCGTCGCCTCTTCACACCAA